GCAACTTCACTGTCAGAGCCTAAAGACGCAGGTCAGACTATGAAGTTTATGAACAGCTATATTGCTGAGGCTTGTAATGTGACTGGTCTACACTACTTCCACATGGAAGGTACATTCTCAATCGTAGACAAAGCTGTACAAGGTGCGCTAGACAATGGCGGTACAATCTCAACTGAAGCAGTAAAAGCTATCATTGAGGAGATTGAAGAGTCTTATATACAAGACGAAGTACCTAAGTCATGTTAGCTCTAGTGGATGCGGATTCCCTACTATACAAGGTAGGGTTCGCTATTGAAGATAAAGTTATCTGGAATCAAATGGAAGTGGAGGCAGGAATTGATGAAGAAACTGATGTCGAGTATTACACAAACCTGTCTCAGTGTAGGACAACTTTTAATCAGCTTGTTAGCAACATTCAGTTTGCTACCGATTGCGATGATACTATCTTGGTATTTTCTGGTGGGCATAATTTCCGTTTGGATTTGCCCTCATCCTATAAAGAAAACAGGAAGGCAAGCCGTAAGCCGCTAGGGTACTCTGAGCTACTTGAGTATGCACAGAAGAACTACGAAACTATTACTACTGACGGTATCGAAGCAGATGATTTAGTTGTATGGATGAAAACTGAAAAACCTGAAGACTACATCCTCTGCGCTATCGATAAAGATGTGCTGTATCAAACAGGTGGTACTCACTACAATTATGGAAAAGACGAGGAGGTAACTGTCGATGACTTTGATGCAAAATGGTTTGCGTATTATCAAACACTCACTGGCGACACTTCAGATGGATATAAAGGTTGTAAAGGTATTGGCGATAAAAAAGCTAGAAAAATACTGGACGGACTTAAAACAGATGAAGAATTGTGGAAAGCTGTTGTCGAAACTTACGAGTCTAAAGGACAAGATGAAGACGAAGCTCTTTGGACAATGAGACTGGCAAATATGCACCAGTGGAATGGTACTGAAATTGTACTATGGAATCCTCCTGTAGCCCCCGAATGACGGGGTTTTCAGGGCTTTACTTTAAAAGAAAAGACTATCTTAGATAGAGCATAGCTCTTCTATGGACTTAAAGGAGTTCAAATGAAAATTAATCAGCGAGATTTAGACGCTCTTATTGACATCTTACAGGTTAAATTTCCAAACGTATTACCTCCAACTTCTACTTCATTAGAGAACATTCACATGAAGATTGGACAGCAACAGGTAATTAAATATCTAAAAGAAATCGCGGAGACTCAGAAATGATAGACATTGTACTATACTCTGACGAGTACGCTGATGAATTAGAAAAAATGCTAAAAGAGTTCTCACAAGAAATCTTTGGGTACGGCACTGCTAATTTAGAACAATTCCTTGCACAGCATTGGATTATCTACTTAGCGAAGAAAGGTGATGAGGTAATTGGCTTTTCTAGTTTTATATACAATACTTATTATGGGTTGCGCCCTCCTACAGTTGGTCAAACTTACTTATATGTAAGACCTGCTTACAGGAGAGGAAGAGCATCTTATTTACTCTCCAAGCAAGCTGGCTTTGTAAGTATTGACACCAACTTGCCTCTTGAAAATTACTATGCCTCAGAAGAGTCTACTCGTATTGGTAATAGGATGCAAGGTACTAAATTGTACGAAGCTTACCTGTATGATGTAGAAGCTGTCGCAAAGGCATACAACAAATTAAAAAGATAATTAAGAGGAATACATAATGATTAAATTCACAATCGAAGCCGAGAAGGTAGAAATCGACCGTCTAATGAACGGTGGTGGTGGTAAAGGAGGTAGTCAGACTGTAGTTGAGAAACCAGTTTACACTCCACCTCCAGCCGCTCCAGTACTTCAAGAAGCCGCTACTCAGGAAACAGCAGTTACCCCAGAAGAGGAAATGAAACGTAAGAAAGAAGCACTTAAGTCTGGTGCTAAGTCTCTTCAGATTCCATTGACTACTGGCGGTTCTGGAACTACTGGTACTGTAGGTACTGGTACAAACACAAACACATAAGGAACTAGAGAATGGCAGTAGAAACTTACAATGTTGAGGAACTGATTGCTCAGAACGCCTCTTCTAAAGAGAAATTCTCTAAGCTTGATGCTGACCGTTCTGCTGTCCTAGATAGAGCTAGGGAATGTGCTAAACTGACTATCCCTTCTGTTGTAACGGATGATGGGCATACTGAGTCTGATGACTTGCCTACTCCGTATCAAGCAGTAGGTAGTCGCTTGGTTCACAATCTAGCTTCTAAACTACTTCTAGCGTTACTACCTCCAAATACATCATTCTTCCGTCTAATGCCAGACCCAGAAGTTGTAGAGCTTGTTAAACAGCAAGCACAGCAACAAGGTCAGCAAGGCGGGGCTGATGAACTTGAAAAGAACTTAGTTACTATTGAACAAGAGATGATGAAGCAGATTGAGCGTGAAGCTCTTCGTGTTCCTATCTTTGAAACAATCAAGTCGCTTATCATTGGCGGTAATGCGTTGTTGTACAAAACAGCAAACGGTTTAAAATCTTACAAAATGGCGAACTTCGTTGTATCGCGTGACTTCTCAGGTAACCCTACTGAGATTATTTGTAAAGAAGCTTTAACAAAAGATACACTACCTGAAGACATCCTTACTCAATTACAGATGGATACAGAAGGTAAAGAAAAAGAAAAAGTTACAATCTATACTCGTGCTATCAAAAAAGATGGTGTATGGTATGAGTTCCAAGAAGTTGAAGGTATTCTTGTAGAAGGTTCTGACGTTCAATACATGGACAACGAACTTCCTTTCATCCCACTACGTTGGACTTCTATCAATGGCGAGAACTATGGTCGTGGTCTTGTAGAACAATACCTTGGCGACTTCCGTTCACTTGAAGCACTATATCAGCTATTACTTGAAGCATCTTCAGTAATGTCTCGCGTTATCTTCGGTAAACGTGCTGGTTCAGTTATTGACGTTGACGACATTAACGAAGCTGAGAATGGTGTTTGTATCCTTGGTGACTTGGAACAAGACATTACTACGCTACGTGTTGACAAAGGCGGTGACCTTCGTGTTCCTATGGACATGGTTCAAGACCTTACTCGTAGATTGGAACAAGCGTTCCTTGTAGCCGCGGCTCGTGATTCAGAGCGTACAACAGCTACAGAAATTCGTTATATGGCGGCTGACCTTGAGAAGTCTCTCGGTGGTGTTTACAGTATCCTATCTTTGGAACTACAACGTCCACTAGCTTACTTGCTACTAGGTCAATCTAAAGTTGATGTTGCTTCACTAGGGCTCGAACTTGTTATTGTAACAGGTGTTGAGGCTCTAGGACGTAACGTTGAATTAGATAAGATTCGTCAGTTCAACCAATTGATTCAAGAACTGGGTTCTCCAGAAATCATCTTGAGTCGTCTTAATGTCGCTACATACATCGACCGTATTGCTAACAGCCTTGCTCTTGATACAACTGGGCTTATTAAGTCTGAAGAACAATTACAGCAAGAACAACAGGCACAACAACAAGCACAGATGGAACAGCAAATGATGATGCAAGGGGCAGGTGGCTTGATTGAAGGTGCTACAGGCGCGGCTAGTCAAGCTATGCAACAAGCAGTACAACAAGGTTAAAAACCATAAAGGAGAATAAATATGGCTACTAAATCACTATACCAACTTAAACAAGAAGGTATGAAAAAGAAAAACCCTAACACAATCACTGACGCTGACTACTTTCTTCGTGATAAGGAAGAAGAAGCTAAAACTGGTTACCCAAACTCTATCGACATGACTCCAGCGCCAAAAACACCAGCAAAAAAGACAGCACCTAAAGCTACTGAGGAGTAATTATGTCTGAAGAGATTGTAAATCAGGACGCAGGGGGAGCAGAAGCTCCTCAGTTGTCTGAACGTGAAATTATTGCACAGGAAGCTATCGATAAATACCGTGAATCACAGCAGTCAAAAGAAGAACGTGAATCAGGTATGCCAGAGGGCTATAATGACGATGGTACTCCACAGGAAGAATTGATTGCTGGTAAGTTTAAATCTCAAGAAGATTTGCTTAAAGCATATCAGGAACTTGAGAAAAAGCAAGGACAACCTAAAAAGGAAACTCCTCCTGAAACTCAGGAAACTAAAGAAACAGCCGCAGATGGCTCGTTTAGCCCTGCCGCGTTTGAGCAAGAATTTGCTGAGACTGGTGGTTTATCTGATGATTCGTATGCGCAACTCGAAAGTAAAGGCTTCTCACGCCAACAAGTAGACGCATACATCAAAGGACAACAAGCTTACGCTTCGTCTCTACAAAACGATATATATGGTTCTGTAGGTGGACAAGAAAGCTATGTTGAGATTATTAACTGGGCATCCGAGAATATGTCTCCTGACATTATCAAGGATTACAATGATGCCGTTGACTCTATGGACAAAGAACGTATTATGCGTAACCTAGAGTATATGAGCCTTAAGAAAGGTCACTCTGCTCCTCGTGAAACCAGACGAC